GCCATACTTACTCCTTATTTCCACTAGTGGGTATTAATTATATAAGAACTATTTTAGATAATACAAGTGTCTATGAACTAATATCTACCATTTCACACACTTCTCCTGTACAAGCAAAGGTTTGACTTGATCTAGTTGTGTCCTCTACTTCAAAATCAGATAGTTTAGACCAGTCAATCTTACTAGGCATAATAGATAATAAACTTTCGTATGTATGATGCCTTTCTGTAATAGAATCGTCAAACTCAGACACAACAACTTTAAGAGGACCTTCAGCTTCTACCTCTTGATAAGGTGCTTGAACATAAGAGTGATCTACATAAGGTAAGAAGGACACACCGCTCATCTCATCAAAATGTTTATAGACAAAAGAACCTACCTCTAGCCACTCCTCTTCTTTAACACTAACTGTTATACTGGGTTTATGTTCACACCAATGCCTTTGATAAGTTAACCACAACTCTAGTTGCTCAATAGCAGTCATGTCATCTCTAAATACAGAGTTATCAGGAGACTTAACAGGAAAGCTAAACACTGTAGTATTATCTGGTTTCATTGCACAAGGCTCAGAAGGTATACCTTGATCTACCATAAACTTAGTTAGTGGGTCTTTGTTGTCTCCTCTTACAGTTCTAATATAGTAAGGACTATGCCTAGCATGAATACCTGACGCACTATCAACCATTTGACTTACTGTACCACTAGGTTTTACACAAGTAGTAGCAGTAGACTGTTGTATTCCTAAAATACTAGACCACTCCTTGTTAGTGTCTATAGATACTTGCCTTAGTGTATCTAAGGTTTTATCTAGTCCTGAGTTGGCTTTAGTCATAAGTGGGTTGTCCATAATGCCAGTTAAGCTGACTCCCAGAAGTCTCTCCTCTTCACAGTTATTAGCCCATACTTTACGTAAGTAAGGAAACTTGGTGTAACTAGATTGTATAGTTCCTATTATAGTAGCTATCTTAACCTTTTCAACTAATGAATTTATATCATCTGTAGCTCTAACAACTACTTCACTTAGATTACAGAACTCATGTGGTCTTAAGCTAATTTCGCTACAGGGGTTAGTTCCAAACTCAAACTCTGGGTTACGTCTACCATTACGTTTAGCTACATCCTTACAAGCCTGTCTATTAAACACACCACGTTCACCTGACTTACTTTCTACCAGAGCAAGCCACTCACGCATAAAAGTTTCCATTGCAGGTTTTTCAGTGTAACATACTGAGTTGTTAGCTAATGCTCTATAGGGTGTGCTATCATACCATGAACCTGACTTAGCGTGTCTCATTCTGTCATCATCTAAATTAGACAGTGAAATCATAGCTGAACGTCTAACACCACCTACAACAACAATCTCTCCTATCTTACACATAAGATCGTGACACTCTATAGGTGCAAGTTTCCTACCTTGTGCAGATTTAAATGTAGCTAATGTAAAGTTAAATAAGTCCACGAGAGGGGCAGGTCCAGAAGCTCTACCACCAAATGTCTTAAGCCTAGCTCCAGCAGGTCTAACTAAAGATACATCCCATTGTGGTATCTCACCTGCGTATAGCAGTGCTACAACCTGTCTAAGAGCTTTAGCCCACCCCTCTTTACTATCTTTAACCTTAATAACTAAATCACTTTCTTGTAGTTCTGGTATCTCAGGTAGTTTGTTTACGAAGTCACTCTCTACAGAAAACCCTACACCTGTACCACACAGAAGTATATACATAGCTTCATCAAACGCTTTAGGGTCATCTACTGGTAGATAACTACAGTTATACATACAAGTGTTGTCTCTGTTAGCGGCAGAACCTGCTGTCATTAAAGCTCTCATAGATGGCATTACATCTAAATTAAGAATCATCTCCTCTATCTTTTTTATCTCTGGGTGTGATGCACTTAGTTTAGGTAATATAACATTAGACATATACCTACTCACTGTCTCAGGCCAAGTCTCTCTTCTGTTTTCATCTTCTAACCATCTAGCATATCTTGATGTATGTATAAATGCTTGGTAATCTGTTGGTAAGTAGTTGTTCATTTTTTGCCCCTTTTTTTTCTGTCTTCATCTAACCATATCATACTATCTATGTCACCTCTATATAGACCTATATCATTTAGATCCCTATCAGATAGCTTATTTAACTGTTTTATAGTTTCCCTATGAAGTCTCCAATGTTTTAAATAATTAAAATACCTTACGATTATATTATCTTTCATCTCCAGACCCTCCAAGGACACCTCTAGTCAATCTACTATTTAACTTATCAATATTAGCTTTAGCAACATCTGACATATTTATATTTAAGTCACTACATACTGCTGACATATACCACAAGACATCACCTAACTCCTTCTTAATAGCTTCTCGTTCAATAGTACCAAATATACCACCATTGTCTCTTAGTACTTTCTTGACCTTACCTGCTACCTCTCCTGCTTCATTTACTAAACCCAAAGAGGGATATATTATATTATACTTATCATCATATATTGTAGTCTTACTTGCTTGTGTTTGATATTCGTCAAAGTTCATTCTACATCCCTACCATAAAATTCAGTTGCTTCTTTGTTTGTTTTATCGAATAAGTACCAACAACAATTATCTTTGCCATAACTCTTACTTCCCTCTATCCACTTTACCCTACCAACACTTACAATCTTCTTACAGTAAGTCATAAGAAAAGATGATTGCTTTGTGTGCATCCAGTCTGCGTCAAATAACAACCAAGTAGGACATATATCTAAGTACTGGTCTATTATAGGATGTAGCACCCTTCTTTGCCACGGTGGGTTAGTTATTGTTAGTATCTCAGTATCAAATTCACTAGCACCATGAAAGTGAAGAGCATCTCCTTTTATTATATGGTCAGCTTTAGGCTCTATATCAAGAGCTAATATACATTCTGCCATACCATCCGTTAACTTAGTTAGATGCTCCATTAACCTTCCATCACCTGCACATGGTTCTATGTACTTAAAAGAGTAAGGTAAGTGAGGTATAAGAGGCTCTACTGCGTGTATAGGTGTCGGGTAATAATCACGAGGTACTCTTTCAAAATTACTACGTTTTCCCATCAGTATCCTCCCTTAGTATCCTATGAACAGACATCCTTGAGATATTCATTATGTCAGCTATTCTGTACGTAGAAAAATTCATTTGTCTTAAATACCTAACTTGTTTTCTGTCAATAGTAGTCTTACGTTTACGATTTTTGTATACTCCTCTTTCTCTAGCTTTATCAATTCCAGCCTTTTGAAGCTCTTTTATATGTAAGAAAGACACATTATGAACTATACTGTGGCAACTTATACATAAAGGGACTAAATTAGTTAATCTGTCACTTCCTCCAAGAGAGGCTGGAATTACATGATGTAAATGTTCGGCTTTTTCATCACAGTTTGAGCAGGGACCTAAAATAAACTTACCCATACAACTCTCTTAACTTACCCATTGATACAAACTCTGGGTCATATATACCATTGTCTATATCTCTCTTTATAACTACACCTTTCCACCAATCCCTATTTGCTTGTCCTGCCCAAGACTCTTCTCCTCCTTTGAAACAACCTGCAACAAGCCCGATAATTCCTGTAGGATGAGCCCCATCTTTAAAATACACAGACCGTTTATGACTATGACCACAGGTGCTAGAATGGTTCCTGTTCTGAAGTAAGGTGTAAGCATGATGCAAGCCAGAAGTAGCTGTACCGAAATTACCACTAGAGAAGAAATGAGCATACGATACACCGTCATAATCAGCAATCGAAGGCCCTGAGTTTTGGTATTCGTGATAGTCGTCGAACCAGTACTTCGTTTGAAGATGCTTGAAGGAAATCCCGAACTTGGCTCCCTCAAGTCTTGGATCATGTGCGATTGCTTTTTTAATTCTGTTCTCGTGGTTACCTTCAAACCCAATAAAGTAAGGGCGTTTTCTTTTATGGTGTCTAAACTTCCACCTAAGTCTCTCCATTGAATCATTGTATGCCTCTATATCTTTCTCGTAAGACTGACTTACTATTGCTTCTGGGTATCTTGTATCAAAACTGTTTAAAGACCTCATGTCAGCACCGTCACCAAGATCAACAACGTAGTCAGGTTTTATGTCGTATAGAAACTCACCCAACCAAGAAAAACGCTCATTTTCCACTGAAGGGTCTGCGTGTCCACAAGTTAGTATTACTGCTGTTTTATTAGGCATCGTATTTCCTATCAGTATTAAATTGAAATTTTATAGGCTCTATAGATTTATCAAAATGTCTCTTAAACTCATAAGCGGCATTAAAAGATATAAACGGTATTTCCTCATCGAATAACTCATTGTTTTCTGTATCTTCAACTAAACAGTTTAACCAGCAAGTACCGCCTTTATCTTCTCTCGGACCATCATGTACGCGATGCACAAGAAATGTTATTTTTGGTTTATCCATTCTTCGGGTATCCTTTTGTCGGAGTATAAAAATCCATGTTTAACACACCAGTCAGCATAAGTAGACTTAGAACCTTTATATAACTTAGATCGAGAGTTTGAGAATACAAATCTAATATCTAAATCAGGGTACTGTCCTTTTATCTTTAAGTGTTTCTTTCTGTCTGCGGTAGTAAATCTCCCTTTGCTTTCTATTATTAAATCATTAGGTAATATAAAATCTGGTGTGTAAGACTTTATTTCAGATAACTCCCAATAAATTTTCATAGATTCGTACTCAAATTGTACACCTCTATCCTTTAAATCTTTTGATATGTCATCCTCTAAACCAGATCTGTAACCATTTTTTATAGCGTGTCTTCTTCTTTCGGAGGTTGCCAAATTTCATTATCCTTCTTTCTTAACCAGAGTAACCTAGCATTCTCTACTACACGGTCTTTATTTCCATCGTAGGCCCCTAAACAAGCACTCCATAAGTCATACTCTGTATTACACTCTTGTAGTATCTTAGAAGCTCTTACAGGACCTACCTTCCACAAACCAACTATGTTATCTGCCCTATCTCCAGTTAATATCTGAGTATAAAAAAACTTTAAGCCTTCCCACTTACTTACTTTTTTCCACTCATTCTTACCAAAATTAAAATGCCAACAAGGTATCTGTAACATATCTTTATCTATAGATGCTACAACTGCTTTGTTGTTTAGTCTTGTTGCTTCTTTCGCTATAAGGTCATCGGCTTCTTCTCCTTCACTAACTATAGCTCCGTATCTACTTACAAAATGTTCTCTTATAATGGGTAAATGAATTGGCTTTTCGCTATCTGACCTGTTACCTTTATACTTATGGGTCTTAGATATTTCGTGACGAAAGTTCCCTACACCAGTTAGGAAAATTATGTAATCATCAGGTGTAGGGAACACGGTAGTTTGCTCTAATATAAACTCTATTAATTCATCTGCCTTAGCTTTAGCATCAACAGAACTTAAGTCTTGGGTAGCGAAGGCTGATCTATAGGCTACAATATCACCGTCGATCAGTACTTTTCCCCTATCCATTAAAGCTCACTCCAAACCATCTCACCATTATCTTTTTCAAATGCTACACTTTTTACGTAATCAAAACCTACTGCTTTAGTAGCTTCGTGAAAAGCCCAAGCTAACTGATGTAAGTCTTTAACTACTTTACGTTCCATGTGTACCTTACCATCGTAACCGTCTGATTCTTCTTCACTCTCAAAGATAATAGTAAGTTTCATTTAGTCCACCATAAACAATTTGTCATCTTCAGAAGGCTCAGAATTAGATTCGTATGCAACATGATCTACTACTCCAATATTCATAAGCCTAACTCCTGCACCTTTAGCGTAAGTCTCAAACTGTACTTTAGCTTTAGTGCCATTACCTAGAGGACCATCATCAACAAAAGACCACATACGTTTTTTATCTTCTCCTTTCGTTAGATCAACTACTTTAGGTGCCCCACCATAATCAACTTCAACATCCTTTCCAGACTTATCTTGGAACACTTTAATGTTGTTTTTATCACGTTTGAGTTTCATAAACTTACCTATACCAAACTGTGAATTGCCCTGTATAACCCTAGAGGAGTTCATAGGAGCAGGATCAAGTCCATCACCGTATAACTGATCAATCTGATCCTCGTTAGTAAAGTAACCATTAACTATAAACTGACCGCCCTTTTGAGCAATCGCTTGTGCGGCACGAGGCCCATCAGGGTTCCCCATGTCTAAGTTCTCTTCAAATACTTTTGGGTACTCAAGTACCATTTCCATAACATATTTAGCCATTGTCGGATTCCTTTTTTATAACTGATACTTACTATATAGCACTATTTTTTAGAATAATATAAGTAAATAATTAATTTTTTTAGTGTATTTCAGCATAATTGTTTCCAAACTGGGCTTCCATACCTAAATCTACATTTAACTTTAACAACTGATTTAAATCTCTTATAGAGTTATGCATAATACTGACTACTTCATCCTCTTTTCCCCTTTTTACTAAGGCTATAACCTCATCGTGAAACTGACCAACAGTCTCTAACCCCTGTTGTCTACAAAACTTTACCCAATTATCAAAACAATAAACACCTGTTCCCTGATTTAGAGTAGAAAACCTATCTTTCTCACTTCTAAGAGAGTACCAAAAGTTAGAAACTGGGTTTTGTAGCCACATAGAACCAAACAATTCCTTAATTCTTACACCCTTCGCTACGGCCTCCACAGACCAGTTACGTGACCAGAACGCTTCTAATAAGTTTTTTGCCTCAGAAGCACTCATACCAGTGTTACGAGCCAACGTAGAGGCTCCTACACCATACGTAGCACTGTAGTTAACAACTTTGTAGTTCTTCCTTAAATCCTTAAGGCTTTTCTCTCCAGAATTGTGCTTATCTATATCCTCTTGAGATATTAAACCTGCGTGTTTAGCTAAATCTAAATGTGGGTCAAATCCTTCTTTTGACATCTCTTCTACGTAATTAGGATCTAAGGGTTTCATGTAGTGTCTCTTGGTTGTGTCTTCTAAACTCGTCATGTCAGCACCACATAGAATGTAATCTTCTGGTGATGTAAGACAACTACGTATCTCTTCACCATATGGCTTATCTACAGACGGTAGATTAACTAAAGGTTTTGCGTGTTTAAACCTCAAGGTGTTTGTTAACCCTGCAATAGTAGCTTGTAAGTAACCATCTTTCTCACACTCAACAAAGGACTTTATTATACCAATCCTATGAGACAATACACTTAACCCATCTAGCAAATCAATCCTAGGGTCTACACTAGACAGTCTCTTTACAGAAGGGCATAACTCACTACCTTTTCTAACTTGTTCTATCTTCCTTTCTTTACCAGTAACTTTATCCCTTAAGAACTTAAATGTTTGAGGCCGCCAACCAATAGAGAACAACCAGTCCTTAACCTGATCAGTAGAGTTAGGGTTAGCTTTTTCTTCCCCTGTCTTAACTACAAAGGTTTGTGTCGTTACAGGCATTCTGTATTCCTTACATAGATCAACCCAACGCTCTCCATGAGAACTAAGTTCACCGTCTTTCTTGTACATAACTTTAGGTTTGTTAGCTATCCTTGTTATATCCTTTCTTGGCATAGCATCAGCTAACTGTTCTATCTTTTCTTCTCTTAACTTTTCCCACTCATCTTTGTACTCAGTAGCTTTCTTTACGTCTAATTTCCACTGTAGGGCCTCTTGTTCTCTGGCACAATCTAACTTAAAACTAAGGTAGTCTATGAACTTATCTCTATCAATCGGATTAGGATACAACTTATTTAACTTATAACCTAAGTCTCTCCATAACCTACTATTTATTTTTACATCCTCATCACATCTATGAGCATACTCTTCTGGAGTTAAATTATTCCAGTCCTCTATTTGTGGTTTAGGTACACCGTAGTCTTCACCATAACCTTCTAGTCCATGCTTAGGTCTGTGATGATTTAGATACCAAGACAAAGCTAGAGTGTCTATTAAAGTAGCCTTGACCTTAATCTTAAGCACATTTTCCACCGCAGGGATGTCAAATCTTATGATGTTATGACCGATAAGTTTATCAGCTTCTAACAGGAGTCTTCTCATCTCATCATAGTCGTGGGTATGATAGACCTTATTTCCATCGGGGGAGTATGACATAACGTGAATCTTAGTTAGGTCATCTAAAAGGCCATCAGTTTCTATATCAAAAATCATACAACTTCCTTTAATGTAAATGTTTCCATGTTAAATCTCATACGCCCTGCTCTACCTTCCTCTGAACAAGGTCTATTCTTTTGTACACTAATGTATGTAGTGTTACGTTCATCTACATCATCAGCTTCTTTATCCCTCTGTAAATCTATAATAACTGATGCACGTTGGCCTATCATTTTACAATACTTAGGATCGCCATCTTCATTCGTATGTGCAATCGTTACAATACCTACATTAAGTTCTGCCGCTAACTTAGACAACCGTATAGATAAATCTGCAAGTAACTCCTCTTTTGTTGACTCTGATCTACCTGCTACAACATCCTGTATAGGTTCAAAGAATACAAACTTACAACCACAAGCCTGACTAAAGAAACGTATCTGATCTATAAGTTCTTCTGCACTCTGACCATCACCAAGGTAGAATTGATAGAACAACTCATCCTTTGTTAAAGATTCAATAGCACCTACAACCTTATCCTCTACGCCCTTGCCATCTATTAAGTCTCTTCTAGTTACATTATCTTTCAACTCATACGATACTAAACCTAACAGTGTCCTAAGTTTAGTTTCTTCTAAGTGCCATGCGGCAATAGGTACACCTTGCTTAAGGAAGTTATACTCTAAGTACCTCATAACTTCAGTCTTACCTATACCAGTCTGTGCTTTAATGACAGTAAAATGACCCTGCATCAAACCAAGTATCTTCTCATCCAATGCTTCTATCCCTGTAGGAACATACTGATGCTCTGGTGTATCGTGATATAAAGATAAGAACTGATCTGTAGTGTTAAGTATATTCTCTGGTGTGTACTTCTTAGCATTCCACCAAGCAGACTTAAACTCCTGATTAGCATTATCCTGTAGAAACTCATTAGCATCCTTATACTTGTCGTGAGGTACTCTATAGACCTTATTAGGAAACAACTTAGCCATTCTGTCAGCTACTGCATTCCCTGCTTCATCGTTATCTACAGACAGAATAATCTTCTCAAAACTATCTAACCATTCTTTACAGTTTTCCCATAATTTCCTCGATGGGGTAGCTGATGGTAATGAGACTACAGGTGTAGTGTAACCGCTCTTAAGCATCTGGGCTACAGATAAAGCATCAAGTTCACCTTCTGTTACAGTTACCATCTTAGATGATCCTGCGGTAAACATATTCATACCAAACAACTCATCACCTCTAAAGTTATCTTTAGTATAAAATACCTTCTCACTTAACTTTCTAACCTTAATTCCCCCACTGGGGTATATGTATTCTTGTCTGTCTGCATAGGTCCTAACATTAAAGTCTTGCATTGTAGACGCATTAACACCACGCATAGCTTCATATTTCCACGTACCTATATCTTCAATATTCTTAGGGGTGTAATCTACAACAGTATTCATATCATTCCTCTCTTCTACAGGATATTTATCTTTAGCCCAACTAAACATAGTATCTTTAGATGGGTACTTTCTGTTACAAGAAAAGCATATACCATAACCACCAGTGTTATAACTAAATGCATCACTCGACTTACAGTCAACATAAGGACAAGGTTGGTGTTTTCTCTCTTCTGACATTCTATTTCCTCTTAAGTATTAACTTACGTTATTTAACTTATGTAGTATTATTAATATAGTTTTAACTTACGTTATACTTACGTTTAAGGTTTACACTTATTATGTAGCACTATTTTTCTTTTCTCTATAAGTAAAGTTTTGTTACAAATTGTTTCAAGTGCTAGATTTTCCTGTTGAGATATAAACGGTTGCGTAACTTTTAATTCATCAGCTATATCAACTTGAAACATATCTTGTAAGTATTTCATTTGTATTATTTTCCATTGTAGGGGGGTAAGAAATAACTCAGCTATCTTGAGTATATGATTAAAGTACTCTTCTCTCTCATACTCTATTGCATGGTCTTGTGTTTGTGTTTCATATCCTTCTACATTCACATAGGTTGAGTTCACTGCTTTAGATAAGTTCTCTATACCAATCTCATTCATAGATGTTACTTTTATTTCATTACCTCTTACTATGGTTCTTGCTTCCTCTCTAATAGGGACACTAACAGGAAGAGACTTAAGATTAACGAAGTCATGTACCTTTCTGTTAGCCATTCTATACAGGTTAGCAGGGTGAGTGTTCCCTTTAGACATCTGCTCGTAGCATTCAACTACACATTCTGACACTAAATCATCGTGTAAGTCTGGCCTGTTGTACTTAAATGCTATCTTCTTACAGATCTTAAGTATCTCTTTCTCATTCATAATAACTCTTTCCTGTTATACGTTTAAACCATACTCACTTAGATCTACTGACCCTAAAGGTTTTGTTACTAAGTCGTCTTTATATATACCCTCCTGCAACCACTCAGGCATAGATCTATCTTTGTTCCAACGTGCAAAGGACATCTTACAACGCTTATAGAATTGACGATAGGCTCTGATAGGATAGTCTTCATCTGTCTTAAGGTCATCATGTCCTGAGAAACACTGAGGGTGCGGTGTTCGAGGACCTTCGGGTATGTAGTAGGCACCTTGGAGGAGAACACCATAGTGTTTAGCACAACCATGCTTCTTACCATACCTATGTGTATACTCATCAAGCATAGCATCATACAATCTCCAAGCAAACCTATAGTTACTCTGAGTCTCCATAGCCCATAGAGTACATGGATGCTTTTGATGTACGGCTCTATACAGGTTATGTTCTTCTGCATAGTCAGGTGCATGATGCCACAGTGCAGTACATAACATCTGTGCTTCTTCGAGTGGCATCTTAACAATATGTTGGTCACATAATGCCCTAGCTATATCTTGAGGGTCATGGTCAACTATAAATCTATTCATTTGTCTTCCTTTTTAACTGGTGGTTTAACTGGTGGTTTAGGTAGTTTATCTATGTTTTTAGCCCAATCGTCAACGGGATCAGTTTTATCTACATCAGTCATTTTCCCTAGAAGGTATCGGACAATCCTTAGTATAAAACCTACTCCCTTGTTATTGCTATATTTTATTGACGATTTACTCTCATTTTCCATCGGTATACCCCCTAGATTAATCTTCTATATGCGAACCCATACAGTATATATGTCTATCGCTTGTCTTCATTGCAAGTACCCTATGAACTTTAAATGACTTGTAACCATCGGCAGTTTTTAGAGGTACTATACCATGTGATTCGAACATCTCAGTAGTAGTCTTACCACGTTCATTGTTCTTTAGTCCATCCTTAGAGTTGATCAAGCCTGTATAAGTTCTTTCCTCACCGTTATCTTTAAGGAACTTGACTGTCACTTCTTTACCTACTTCATCACCTAAGATGTTACTTACTGCTATTGGATCTATCATGTTAATCTCCTATCATGTTACCTGATTCTTACTGTACGCTATAAACTTCTTACCGTCAAGAGCTTCCTTCTCTAACCAACAGTTTTTTTCTAGCATCTCTGCCCTGTCCATAGCCGCCATTCTACTATAACTTCTGCCTACATCTAATTGTATTATGTAGTCTTTATTTGTTAACAACGCTATAATGTAACTATCTTCACTCATTATTTATTCTCCATAACATCAAATGTAACTACAATCTGACCTGATTTGTCTTTAATTTTCATCGTACCATGACGAATGTAATCTACTGGGCAAGTCTTTAGCCACTCCAAAAGTTCTTCGTGTTTAGTCATTTTATTTCCTTTCTACAGTTCGCTTTTATCTTTCATACAATCCCAGTATTCATCTATAGCTTTATTCTCAGCATCCTCAACTTCTTTATCTGAGAGTTCAACTTCATTTCCATCGGGGTCTGTAGCTGATATAAGTTTAAA